GAGGCAACGTTAGAAATGTTCGAGTATATGTATGACGAATGTGAGAAACTGTGCTGCTGCACGAGATATCCTCTACGTGTTGATTTCACCGACTTGCCTTCACTAGACGATGGCTTATTTGTAGAAAGTTATACTAGTTGTCCCATAAATGCCTTGTCAGCGCTGTTTATGCGTTAAGCGGGCGCACATTTACGAGCAGAGCCGCGTTACATGCTCGAGTATGAAGAGTGGGCTGCACAGGATCCTGGATTAAAACGATTGATAGAAAGTATAAACGCTAGTGGTGAACGTCCATCTGTGCCTGCATATTTGGATAAAACACGAAGAGAGTAACCATCGAAATACCGTTTGTACTGTTAGAAAGCTTGTAACCTTCGCCGCTAGGTCAATCTGAACTTTAATAATAGTGGCATGTCGAAAGATGGTGAATGTAAATTGGTACCAATAGCGGGCATGGCTGAAGGTGATTCACGTGCGCTAGTGTCTCCTCCCGAATGCGTAGTTATATATGGCGGCGCAGTGTCCTAGGTCGTGTCGCGGCACATGCTCAAAGATGATCGTTTTGGCTTTGCTCGTACTATGACGTGGATTGAACAGCGGATCGGACGTATGGTATAATAATTCAAATAGCCTATGTTCGTTACTATGGATGGAAAACGTTTCGATAGCACGCAACATTGGTGGATGCGCTAGTGTGTAGATAACTACCTTTATCGTTCTACCGCTTTGTATGATAAGCTGGAAGCGCCGCGCCAACATTAAACATAAGCATACCACATCAATTGTGGCAAGACTTAGCACTATTAGATATTCGCCGGTTAAGGGCGCTCGAAACGATGTATTTTTACATGTGCTATAGACGGTACTATGACATCTGGTAAAGCAGACACAACCACCAGCAATAGCCTGCGAATTAGCGTAAATTTAAATTTTTTGATACATAAGATATAAACAGTCCGCAACCCTCTATTTACAGCAGATTATCTTATAGCGGGAGACGATATGCTTATCGTGTTTGAGTAGCAATACCGCGCCGATTGGGAATGGGCGGTAGGCGAATTCTTTAGCACTGAATTGTAAGGCGAAAAAGGTATAGGCCAGTGTGTTGTTGAGATCACGTTCCATTAACCCAATGAATTCACGTTTTTAAGCAAACTTGGATATTATGACGGCTTTAATGTGTATTATGCCCGCCAACCCGGACGAATATTCGACTTACAACCTCGAACCGATGCATTCGATGTTAGTGGATAGGAATTGGCTAGTTGTTTGGCTTATTCCTTACGAGATGCTCTACCTCAAGATTATATAGTCAATTTGATGTTAGTACAACTACCATAACTGCCGAGAAATGCGGATTACCTTCTTAGTCGATCGATTACCGCTTATTGGCGACACCAGAAATTGTTAGATAAGGCCAACAATTCTATTCCTTGCGTCTTATATCAACACTTAATAAAGTATTTAGGTGATAGAGCAGGAGACATGACTTACTATATAGAAAGATATGCTAGCTTGGCCGGTTTTAAGAGAC